GATGCGTGTGTCTTGCGATAAGATTTGTCTGACTATATCAAAATCCATGTTTGTGTTTGCACATACATCAAATATCTGATTAAAGAAACTCGATTTAAGTGCTAAGAAACTGTTTGTAGCATATTTGACAAGGCATGCTTCTTCTGCCGAACAGTTAAGTACTAGTTTACAGTTTGGCAATGTTTCTAAAAAAGTACTATGCCATAATGCATCGGGATCTTCTCCGCCCAGCACAACATACTTTTGATTAATAAAGTCTTGCTCTGCTGTATTTGCTCTTAGAAACTCAGGACCAAACACAATACTATGATTTGGATATACTTCTGCTAATCCTGTTGCAATAGCAGGAGTAACTGTGCTCTTAATTAGCATTGGCATGAAGATTGGAACCTCGTCTAGTATGTTAGCAATAATACTAGCGTCACAAATACCGTCTTCAGTAGTAGGCGTCGGAACACAGATAATTAATCCGTCTGCATCGTGGTGATACTTTATTTCGTTTGTAGTGTATTTTGGATCGACTATAACTACATCGTGCTTCTTTTTAAAAGCATTATGTACAGCCTTTCCAACAAATCCGTATCCTGCAATAATAAATTTCATATTAGAACTCGAACAAACTGTTAAATGTATTCTTTTCTTCAGTACTAGCAATGTCCCAGTTCAATACACCAATTAAGTTGTCTAACTTATTATCGATAATTGTCTGTTCCATTTCAGCATGATCAAAAGGAAGATCTTTGAACCACTGTGGCAAGCGTAACTCGTCAACTGGATATGCAACACTAGTAAAGCCTAACGGATTTTGTTTAAGTTTACAAACAATAACCTTAGCACCGTCTGTAATGTTCATCGAGTACTTGTCGTTAAACATACGCTTCAATGTATTCCAGTTAATACTAGCTCGGACATGCCCCGGCATATTAGCTTTGCCTGCTTTAACTTCTTTGGCTTGGTACTCAGTAATTTTGTTAGCCCGCTTAGGACTACCTTTCTCCCAACCAGGTCGTGCTTTGAATAGTGCTCTAAACTCACTAATGTCTTTGAGAACTTCTTGCTCGTCTTTACCAGTTAATACTTTCTCAAGAATATCACTTAAGAAGTTTTGGATAAATTCAGGAGTATCTGAACGCTTCAAGTCTAAGCCCATAGCTTTGATCTTACCTGGCTTGCCGTCAATGTCTGCTCTCTTACCTTCTTTATCGTAATAAAGAACAGCATAACGCTTCTTAGTAATAAACAAGCTCTTACTGCCAACAATCTCACGACCGGCTTTAATAACTTCACCACGCGACTTTGGACAGTGGAAGGCATCTAACATGAACTGTGGGAATGTAGCGTTGACTTCTTCGCCAATTTGATCATACAGTTGCACAACACTTTCTTTAGTCCAAGGAATATGCCCTGCTTCAATTTCTTTTTGCAAGGTCTTGTATGCTGAGAAATAACAAGAGTCAGTATCACCGTAGATAATAGCTTTACCTACATGATTATACTCTCCAGCAACGATCTCATTAACCTTGGAAGCCATGTGCTTTGCAATCTGACGCCCAGTAAGAGTTGTAGATTGGCCGATGCGTTTATCAAAAAAGCGACAGCCAGGATTAAGAATGGCGCCATAGAGCGAGTTAAGGTTAATCTTCTTGACCAACTGTCGTTTGTCCCAATACTCTTCTTCAATTTTGTTACCAGCATTGATAGCCTCCTTTAACTTGGCCTGCATTTCTTTTCGTTCTGCATACCAGCGTTTTAGTAGCCCTGGGATAATACCTTCTTTCTCGTAAGTGAAGATAGTGCCATTAGCTGAAAGCACCCAAGGCTGATTGCTTTCAAAAATCAATCTGTAAACTTCAGCGGCACTAAGGACATCGCTATCGCCATTCTCCCAGTCAATAGTAATGTCTGTACCGATTTCCTGTTCCATAACAGCAGTGTATTCTAAACTACCAAACACACCTTCCCATGCAGCGGCAAATGACTTGCCCTTAGCCATATGGTTGTCAATGTATTCTTTGGTCATTGTCGGTCGCAACTGACCAATAATAGTTTCAGGACCCATGTTAAGCGCACGAATCGCAGAAGGATACAGTGAGTTAATATCTAGAGAACCGATCCAGTCATGAATGCCTTCTTTAGGATATGCAACATAAGCACCTGCGGCTTGTGCATCCTCACGCTCATCCATCTTAGGACGATTAGGAACTTGGAAGCCTCTACGATGACTTTCGTTAATGATAGCCTGCTCAGTCACCGCAACAGCACCCATTGTAGTCTGTAGCAATACAGTACATTCATGTGCTAGGGTGTTGGCTAAGTCGATGAACTTTAGCTTCTTGTCCATACGATCAAGAAGCGCACAGTCTTGTCGGTTATATTCAATGAATGTTTTAAAGTCATTGTTGTATAACTGATCAAGTGTACCTTCATATTGTGTTTTACGCTCGCCTAGTTCATATTCTGCAATAGCATCTAGTCGATAGCTGTGGCGTTCTTCATATGTGTACTTGCGATACAGTTCAAGACTATCTAAGTGTACACGGCCTACAAAGTCATATGTAACAGATTCTCTACCAAACTTTTCGTATTCACGCTTCTTTGGGAATTGGTTAAACAAACAGAAGCGGCGTGTATCTTCCTTACTGAGAACCTTAGTAACACGGTTAACAGTATACGGAATATCAAAGCCCTCTGAGTTCCAACCGGTTAAGATGTCTGCTTCTTGAATCAAGTCTAAGAACATGTCCAACATGTCTGCTTCGTTATCAAACAAATATGTATTAGGAAATTCTTCAACTTGCTTCTTAGCTTCTTCCATAGTAAGTGTCTTTGGAGGAATCGCTAAACAAACCATTGTGTCTAACCATTGTAGGTGAACAGCGATCGCAGTAATTGGCATGAATGCATCGTCTGGACTTGCATAGCCACGCTCTGGATCGAAGTCCACCTCAATATCGAAGAACGCTACATTTAGTTTAGGCGCATCGACATTTAAGTAGTTTTCTGATAAGCAAACAAAGATAGGATTAATATCCGCTTCGTACAGTTGTTTGCCTGAGTTGATTGCCATTTCTTTGCGCAGGTCTTTAGTGTTCTTACACACTACCCTAGAAACAGCGTCCCCGTAAATTGATTGAAACTTACCTCGGGGATCTTTATAATAGAAAGTGTGCTTTACGGGAATGTCTTTGAATTCTCGTTCACCTTTCTTATTTCGTTCGACTATTTTAATGACATCATTGTCACGGTCGAACCATGCATCTACATAGCTCATTTATTCTCCTTATGTCATTTCCGGCTGACAAATACCGATCTGGCAGATTATGGCCTGCCTTACCTTTAATATTATAACAGAATTAGATACGCTTAGTAATATCCAAAATTGCTTCAATCTCTTGCCAATCTTCGTTGTAAGCTGACCAGTCACCTTTATGGGCAATTTTAATTGCCTTGTTGATAACGCTTGGCTTTACCTGCAACTCTTCAGCTACTGCCTTAACCGTTTCCTTTAAGCCTTCTTGTAAATCTTCAATTTCTCTTAATACTGTAGAGCCTTCAGTAATTAAACGCTCTAGTTTTGCCTTTTCTTCTGCACCGTATGAACGACCTGACATAAGTGTCTCCTAATAATTGCCTTATTGTACAGTACTTATCTGCAAATGTCAAGCCCCAAACAAAAAGCGGCCTAAGCCGCTTTTATTATAGTCCAGTTAGTTTCAGTATTCGATCTAACTCTGTGCTTTCGGAAGTTGGACCTTTTTGAGCATCAGTTTTTGGAGAACCATCAGTATTGTGTGTAGCACCATACTTCCTAGCCCATTCAGCTCTTTGCTTTTGGTTAACTGGAGCAGGTTCTACGCTACCTGGTGCTTTTGGCGCATTAGGTGCAGCTTGCCCCATATCGCCAGGACCGCCTGGTTCAGCAGCTGCAGATTTCTTAGTAAGAGTATCTTTGTCGTATGCTGTCTTGGCTTCTTGCGGTGTGCCAGTGAACTTGTTCTCAGCGGCCCACTTGTTGTAAGCCCAACCCCAATCACCTGCTTTGAAGTTTGGTTTCCACTCGCCTGGGTTAGCAAGGCCGTGTGTTCTTAGATATTGGTAACGAGTACCATTGTGCCAGAACTCTTCACCACCTGTTGCGTTAGGATATGCTTTAGCCGCCATAGTAGCAACATCACCTGTAGCTCCCGGAGCTGCTTGTGCGCTAGCACCTGCATCAAGTTTAACATTAGGATTCTTTTCCCATGCGCCTTTTGTGACTGGACCATAGATACCGTCCTGGTCAACACCTAAGGCTTTTTGTAATGCTTTAACGGCTTCTTTAGTTTTTGGACCATACTTGCCATCTTTTTCAATACCTAACTTTCCCTGTAGTGCTTCTACTTCTGGACCAACACTTCCAACACCTAATGTTCCAGCAGGCCAACCTTTCTTCTGTCCACTTGCACCACCAGCAGGTGTTGTAGTATCAGCTGGTTTAGCTGCATCAGCAGCAGGAGCCGCAGGTGCAGGATTGTTTTTCATGTTCATGAATTCGCTATATGCTTGACTTAGTTCCTTATGTCCTTGAGCGGTTTCATCTGGATCTAAATCAGCTAGACGCTTCATAATCTTATCCATAGTTTCTTGATCGTCTTCTGCAAGATAACCAAAACTTTCAATTAATGACTTAGCAAGTAATTCGGCACTTTCTTTCTTAACAGGTGCAGCAGGTGTTTTTTGTGCAGATGCTCCAGCGGCCGGTGCAGTTGCAGTAGCTGGTGCAGCAGGTGCCGCTGTCTTTGCTTCTTGTTCTGCTTTAAATGCTGTAACTAGTTTTAAAAGTATAGCATTGCCCTTGGCAATTAACTTTGGAATTCTTGCTTGTGCTTCTGCAGATGTTTGATTAGCTACAGCCTGTGTGCTAGCTTTGCGTAAGTCTGCATCATATTGGTCGCCTGATTGACCAAATGCCTTTCCTAAGAAAGTTGATGTATTTGCATTACCTGGAATTAGTCCCAGTGGAGCAAGTTTAGCATCGTCAGCTTTAGATGCTGTTGCAGAAATACGAGGTTTTTGTTCTGGCCAGTTTGATGTGTCAGGCATTGCTGAAACAAAGTATCCTGATATTGGATCATATAAACCAGGTAGTCCTTCTTTCTCGGCCATTTGCTGTAAAATCTTAGCACGACCTTGTTCGTCTTTTTCTTTTCCAACTAACGCAGCTGCAATACTCTTTTGTGTAACAGCTTCATTAAGTGTGTCTAATTTACTAATTAGGCTTCTAAAATCCATTTTATTCTCCGACTTATTGTTTTGATGTTGCTCTTAGCATCCAACCGTGTTTACGGTGAGCGTCCATGCGCTCTGCTAAAAAGTTACTTAGACCATGTGCGCCTTCTCTTTCAGCAAGATCATATGCAAGTTTTAATGCTTCCATCAACTTAGCGTTGTCGGCAAGTAAATTTTCAATCATAGTTTCGTAAGGAACAATTTCTCTTTCATCTTCAATGATTGAAAGGTCTTGAAATCTTCCTAAGCTAGCAGGGGTATAAGATCCAATAGCACGAATCTCTTCTGCAAATCTATCAATAGAACCATATACTTCACTATAAATTGTGTCAAATAGTGCATGTAGTTGTGGGAACAATGGTCCTTCTACATTCCAATGGTAGTTTGCTGCTTTTAAATAAAAGCTAAAAGTACTAGCAAATGTAATTTTCATTGCTTGTTTTAATTCAGTCATTTCAGTATCCTGCATTATTCGCCTATATTTTTATCAATGCCTCGAGCATTGGTTCCGCCTTTACGGCGTCTAACGACTAATTCATTTATCCCGTGACGAATTTGTTCTAGGTTTTGTTCTAGACCCATAAACATTCCGCCTTTAGACAAACGAGTAATCTTTTCCCATGTAACTAAATCATCAGTCTCTGCCATTTGTGCTAGTTCTTTTAACTGAGCACGAGCTTGCATAATGCGACCTTTTAAGCTCATAGGATTTGCTTTTTCGTGTCCGTATACAACTGGATCATTAGGATCATCAGTTGCATCAATTGGAGCTTCATTTACTGGCTTACCTTTTTTAACACGCTTTGGTAGTGTGTTTAGTTTTTTGCCAGTATCAGCTTTATTAAATTCTTTAGCAACAGATCCTTTAATGCCAACTTTCTTAGCAAACTCTGGATTGTGAGCAGCCGCTGCCATTGTGCGAGCTTGTGCTTGACTCACTGATCGTTCTTCTACACGACCTTCTTTGACTAATACGCGATCTGCCACTACACTAGCGTATTGACGGATCAGTTGTTTTCTTTCAGCTTGCTGTCGTTGTACTTCTGCTTCTGCTTCTGCAAAATACTTTTTAATAACGCTATCTCTAACAACGGCTTTCTTTGCTGGTTGTTGATAGTGTTGCATTGCCATCTGAACAGGAAGTGCTACTTTGTGTGGATTAGCACCTTCGTTTATTGTTGATTCGTCTTGATATTTCTGATTAAGATTAACAGGCGCTGCCGCAGGTACAGCAGGATCTGGAGCATCATACTCCGCCGCCGCATCAATACCTTTAGCTTTTAATCCAGCAGCCATTTGAGCTAATTTTGCTCTCATCTTATCCATGTTAGCAGTTACTTCTGGAGACACACTTGAGTAAGTGTTTTGACCAGGAGTATCATGTAATGCATCGTAACCGTCTATTTGTGCTCTAAGTTGATTATAAGCAAGTTGTTCTGGTGGCAATGTTGACTCAGTGGTTTCTAATTGCGCAGCCATAGCTGAATGGTTAGCGTTTGCCTGCGCCATTGAATCAGCATTTTCTTTTTGTCTTGCTTGTTCCCATGCTTGTAAATTAGCACCTGCTAGTTGTGCAGCTTTTGCTTTAATAGCATTAATTGAAGCAACAGCATCTGGACTTGCGCCTTTTTCAACACCACTATTATCGGGTAGCATTTCTTTAGCAAGCATATCATACTTTGCCATTAGTTGTGCGTACTCTACATATTTAGGATCTTGAGCTGGAGCAGCAACAGGTTGATTTAATTCAGCCTCGGATACAATGCGTAAAAATTTAGACATTGATGAAGCACCTTCCACAGGCTTTGTAGAAACGCCATCCATAGCCTGTAGAATTTTCTTCATATCCATAAAACTTATCCTTTAAGGATCTGTGTTAAATGTTTGATTCGTGTTAGTTCAGCTGATTCGTTAACAGCTTCCGGCATTGCCATTGCTTTGTCCATCATCTCTTTTCCACGACTTGGCATGATTGCCATTTGATGCTTTGCTTTTGCAATAGCATCTTTCTTTTCTGGAGAATAGTTAGCTGACGCATCAGTAGCTGGTGCATCTGTTGCAGGTGCGTTACGGCTTGGATATACAGCACTTTGAATTTCTTGTACATCAACAGGCTTGCCATCCTTACCTACTACTTCACCTTTGTCTAAACTAACGCGATCTTTTTGTTGAGTAATTCTTTTCTCTAAAGCAGCTTTAGCTTCTGGGCTTTGATACTTAGGATCTTTGCGGAGCGCAATTAACTTTTGTAGTTGTGGGCTTTTCTTTGCTAGGTTGTTTTCTGTGTCCATGCCTAGTGCATCGCCGATTGCATCAACTACACCTTCTGCAACTTTCTTCTTAGCATTCTTCCACATAGCGGCAGCGGCAATCTTCTCGCCTTTCTCCCCGCCACCAGCAGCCTTGGCTACTTTGTCAAATGACTTGCCTACTTTACCAATGTCTTTACCAGCTTTAGCTTTTTTAACTAAAGAAGACTTTGCTTTCTTAGACATGCCCGCACTTGGTTTGGCGCTTTCATTTGTAGAACATTCGCACTTAGCCTCGATCATTCCACATTCTTCACACTTTTCATCAGTAGCTTCTTTAACTTTCTTTTTCTTGCCACCCATTTCGTCTTTACCTAAACGACCAGCGACAACATCACCCTTAGTTACTTTGTCGTATGGCTTGGCATTGTTAGCTAAATTGCCGTCGTTACCTTCTTTAACTTTCTTGCCTATTGCTTTTTTAATAGCAACATCTTTGTTTTGTTTGTACTCGTCGGTATCAGGCTCGTCCTTACCATCGTTATCCATGTCGCCTTTGTCAGACTCGTTAACTTTCTTACCATCTTTATAACGGCTTACAGTACCAGGATGTTTCTTTTCGTATGCTTTGCTTTCTTTCTCAGCAGCTTTGTCAGCAGCCTTGTCGCCTGCTTTCTCAGCGGCCGAACGGCTTTTAACTTTGCTTGCTGGCTCAGCGTGTTCTTCATCGCTGTGGCTAGTATTAATATGCTTAACACCTGTTGCAGTTTTAGTTGCTACACCTGTACGAGTTTTGAATGAATCACCTTCTTTAGATTTCTCATCGAAACCTTCTTCAACCTTTTTATCTTTTAACTTTTCAGCTTGTTGCTTTTTAAAGTTTGCAACTTGCTTTTTAGCTTCCATTAGCTTGTTCTTAAGCACAGCTTTTTGGCTTTCGCTTAATGTATCGCTATTGTCTAAATGATGTCCGTATTCTGTGAACTTCATTTCATATTCTAAATAGTGATATACGCTGGCAATATAGTCAGCAGCTTTGGTAATTTTAGCTTGTACCCAAGATTCTAATTGTGTATCATCTTGCATATCCTTGAATAATTTCATAGAATATTTTGCTAACTTGTATAAGTCAGCTTTGGCCATAGCGCCTTCGTGATCTGTTTCTGGGCTAGGCATATTTGTTGGTTCTTGAGGTTCTAAAGGTTGCATTTCGTCGTGCATGGTAAACTCCGTTATTCTATATATTTAGCGTCTTTTGATAGTTGGGCCACCAAAAATGCTTGTGCCTTTCATATCTAATGCGTTATCTGTAGGCTTTTGTGCCTTTGGTTTAGGCTGTGGAGGCGCCTTAGTACCTGATTTGCCTGGGCTTCCGATGTAGCTTTTCTTGCCACGGGCCTTACCTGGGCTGATGTGCGGTGCATCAACAGTACCAATGCTAGCAGCACTTGTTGCGCCAGCTGTAGCTGTTTCATTCATTCCACCTAGGATCTTCTTAGCGTTTTCTAAGTCACGAACTTTGCCTTGTAAGCTGTGATAATCATCACGGCCTTGGCTCCAAGTATTACGGGCACCGTATTGGTAATCGTTGTATGCTTTGTCCATTGCAGGCTTTAATTTAGCAATTTCAGCATCGAGATCTACTCCAGCATATTTGTCGCGAACTGATTGCTCGTGATCTGCTTTTGCTTTTGCTTCTCTGTCTGCCGCCCATTTATCAGAGCGTGCCTTAGCACGACCTAATCCAATCTCACGGCGGTCAATTTTATGTGAATGCTTTGCTTTTGTTTCGTCGCTTTGATCGTGACCAAATGCTTTGCTCATAGCACGACTAGCTTGATCTAATTTTGCTTTTCTAGTATAGTCGCCTAGAGAAATCTCTGATAGCTGACTTTCAGTTAGTAAGTCTGTAATTTTCATATTATTTTCCTGTAGGCTTTTCGCCAGTCATGTATGGTAAACTAAACCATAGTCTAAACCACTCTGGTGTTCCAGGTTTGATATTTTGTTCGCGTTGTATGCGTCCTTTATCATTACCTGTAACACTAATGTTACTACCTTGATTTACACGGTATTCATGTAAACGACCTTGACCGTTTATACCACCAAGGTATTGTAAAACTTTTATTTCATTAATAGGGTCGCTAGGATCTAGATAGCAATCGTCTTGACTATCTAAATTTAAATGTTCGCTAGTGACTCTGTACTGTTTCATTTCTTAACTTTTTCTGGATATTCTTTAAGGTATCTTGCTACTAGGTCAAAAAACTTAACACTACGCTTGCCTACCTTAATAGGAGTATCTGCGCTTACACCTGCCGCCGCACTAAACAATTCTCTGTCGCCTTGGCGGACAGCAGCTCTTAGTGCTGTTGCTGAACTTAATCTAGGTGTCGGTTCATGGCTGATACTTGCAAATTTATAAAATCCATGCGGCCCTTCGATCCCATTATATTTTTCTAAGCTAGATGTTAACCATGCTTCGTCTGTACACACTTTTAAATGAGCATGATGACCGTGCTTTTGTGAAATGCGTGTTGCTAGTGTAAACAAGTTTTGCTCTGGAATTACATGTCCTGCAACTTCGGGCCAAACAGTTTCCATAGCTACTAATTTTACATCGTATGGTAACGGGTCGTTTGGACCTTGAGTGTTTTGATTTGTGCCAATGTAGAATGTATCAAACTGTGCGGCAGTTTCCCATGCAGCCTTATGACCTTTATGTGGAGGATTCCAACGGCCATAACATACGCCAATAGATGGCCCATGCTCTGCATTTTCAAATAATTCTCTTAGTTTCATACTCGCCCTGCCCCAGGTGCCCATGTTGTTGGCACTATTTTAATATTTCCGTATTTGTGATTCTTCTGTGCATAACGGACATGCCCTTCACCGTTAGTATCCCAAATCTCTTTTCTAGGCTGTTGTTTAATTGCGGCATCAACCTGATCTTTCATATTTCTAATACCTTTAATCAAGTGGAATATTGCATCAAGGCCACCTGGATGTTCTTGAGTCATAGCAATAATATGTTGTTGCTTCTTTTGACTTACACCCTTTTCAATCATCCAGTCGATAAATGTTTTTCCAGATATTGTGTTAAAGTCTTGTTTGCCACTAGCGTGTAAGTTACTCATATGATTAAAGAACGGATAAAAGATTCCATTCTTATCTGGATCTGGCAGGCTAGCTAAGAATCCGTCAATGATTGCACCATTTGTATTAGTATATTCAATCATTTGATCAATAGCAGGAGTTTCAAATTCAGGTGCTGTGTCAACATATATAGGACCTTGAACAATTAGTCCTGGAGTACTATTAAACATTTCAAAGTCGTCAACTGGTCGTTGTGCTTTATCAGGAGCACCAAAAGAATCAAACTCGCCATGACCGACTACCATAACCTGTGCCTTACCAATGCGTTGACCTAGTTCGCTTGCAGCATCAACATGGTAACAAGTATTTGATTTAGGATTAGGACAGAATGTCCATATACCTGCAGGATATGCTTGTGTAGGCTTTTCTAATTTTTTAGGATTACCCGGTTCAACGCCGAACAAGTTATCAGCATATACAAAGCCTACAAAATCTTTAGGAGTGGCCGCATCGAACAACGGATATAAATTTGCAAAGTTTGTAGCAAAGTCTTGTCTTTGCTTTACTTGCTCAGGTGTTGTTGCTTTACCGCTTTGATTGGCAATAAAGTCATAGACTTCGTGAGGACTAGTTGCCTTAACTCCTCTACTCCATTGATTATGTCCTGCTAATATTAAAGGACCACCTGCTGCTTCTCTACCCCAGTATACTTGAGGGTTACCATCCCACTTACGACGAATAGTAGTCTTACCTTCTTTCTCATCAGCTATTTCTTTAAAATGCTGAAGTGCTTCCATTGTACCTGCAGAGCCTTTAAAGAAAACTAAATGCTCTGGATGATTGAACGCTCGTCCGTATTTTTCCATACTGTCATCAGTAGGAGCACTTGCTTCACGAAAGAATAGTTCTCTTAGTAACACGCTAGATCCTTAGTACATCTTTTTCTTGATGTTTTCAACTTCGTCTTCTTTAATCTTTTCGCATACTTTACTAAAGTCTTCTTGCTCTAAACTTTCAGGTAAAAGCATGTCATTAAATTCTGCAATGTAACATTCGTATGCGTGTTTTACTACAG